GAACAACGACGCCAGAAAATTCGCCAACGTAATCGAGAGCGCGTTGAAACTTGTAACATTATACCCCATTCAGATGAGGTTGATTCTTTAGATATGGAGAATCAGCTTACCGTAAACAGTATAACATATTCTAACCCGTCTGATGAAGAGTCACAGGATGATTCTGCATCGGCACCCGGTGACTGTGTTGATTTTGATAAGACTCACCAAAACAAACTAGAACGCAACGAAATGGCTCGAATTGCCGCAGAAGTAGATGCGTTCGATAAGGGAGATAGTACCTTAGCAAAATTACTGTCATCTATCGGAATGGTAGATTCCTTTTCAGAAGGTTTGGAAAAGTCAGCTGAAATGGATGAATGGCTCGGTCATCTCGAGAACCTTGTAATATTAGGTTATCATATGGGAAAAGCCAAGTCATTTACAGATATTTTCATGGCCGTTGCAGCCTATGCAAAGATGTACACGAAGAAGAGAAGTATTATTCTTGATTTGTATCGACTCATTAACGAAGTCACTGAAAAGTGCCCCGCAGATGAAGTTGAACCTCAAGCTCTTAAAGATTGGACAGGTGAAGATGTGATGAGTAAATGGGAATTGTTTAAAGGTAATACAATTTTTAAGAAAATTTCTTATTTAATCACAGCTGCCATGTCTTTGACAGTGTGCACTACGAAACAAATCGAATGGAGTCCATTTGGACTACAATTGATTTCTTTTGAAGCCGCGAAGGAACAATTAAAAGCTATTGATTTAATTGACGCTCTTGTGAAAACTTTCACATGGGTATGTGATGTTGGATGGAAATGTTTTGAAACAAAATCTTTGGCCCCTATTTTGTACTCGGATGTAAAAGTACAACAATATAATGAAGATTGTGATTATGTTCTTGCTAAATCAGATTCTGCAATTGCAGGTAATATCGATGATCTTGGAGCCTTTGAAGCTAAGTTGAATGCTGTTTTTAAAAAGACATGTATGATGAAATCAGTGAAAAGTGATGGAGCTACGGCTATTTGGCTGCAAAAAAGATATTCAGATCTTGTAGCCATTATGGATAAATTGGCTGCGAAGAGGAAGAACACAGATATTCGTTTTTCCCCTATTGGGTTTTCATTACATGGTGCAACATCTGTTGGGAAAACTACCTTGGGTAAGTTGACTATGACACAATCGTTGGCTGCCATGGGCTTTGTGAGCCCTGAAGGCGAAGTTGATGATTCTCGCATTTTGACAATGGATATGTTTGATAAGTATAATTCTACTTGGACATCGGACGTTCTAGGTGTATTCATGGATGATTTGAATAACACAAAGTCTGAGTTTCAAAAGGATAATCCTCACACATCTGTCATTATCAAGTTTTTCAACAATGTTGCTGCACAAGCGATTAAAGCTGAATTGAATGCTAAAGGTGTTGTGTTCATTGATTTCAAATGTGGTATTATTACGTCCAATGTTAAAGATTTAGGAGCAAGGCAATACAGTAATTGTCCTGAGTCTATTTTGAGACGTTTTTATCATGTTGGTGTTACAGTACGGGAAGAGTTCCGTAAACCAGGTACAACAATGTTGAATAAGAAAAACCCAGCAATCAAAGATTCAAAAACTTTGGTACAAGATATATGGGAGCTGACAATTGAGGAAATTGAAACATATGAAGCCAATAAGGATAAGATTGGTTATAAGTTCAAAATCCTTGAAGTGGAAATGGATGATGGTCGTGTTATAGAGTGTTATAAATTGCGATTGGAAGAATATTTGGATGTGATAATTCAATTGTCTAAAGATCACAAAGAAGAACAGGATGGATTGATAAAGAAATCTAATGAATCGGCTCGTGCCAAATTCTGCAGTAAGTGTTGCAAATTTCCTGAATATTGTCGTTGTGTTAACAAGGATGATGTCACACCACATTCCATGGAATTTCTAACGAGTGTGGCAACGAATGCAGCAAAACAAGCCATAGATGGATATATTAAGTCATGGACACGCCCAGTAGATTTATTAAACTGGTGCGTAGGTTTTGCGCCAATAAGAACAATGGCCACGAATCAGCTGGCTAGTGAAATTCAGCACGAAATGAACGAAAAGGGAACACCATTACTGGTAGCAATAACACCGGATTGGTTGTTCAAAACACGTACATTTCAAAGAACTGTATACGCTTGGCAAAGTGGAGCAGCATACTATGATATAAGACGTCCCGTACGAATTATGGGCGCTATTGGATTGTCCATGTTAGGTTATGGGATCATCCGTCGTAGTAAGGCAGTTGCTGCCACAGGTGTTGCGTCAATGTGGACGACAACATGCATAGGGG